CAATTAATAAAAAAATTCATTTTATAGCGGGTTGGTATATAAATAAAAATGTATGTACTGATTTAATAAAATATTTTGAAAATTCTTCCAATAAGCGTCCGGGAAGAGTGGCTGCGGAGGTTAACAAAAAACGAAAATTATCTACAGAGGTCGGCATTGATATTAGAAATCGCGATAAAGAAATTATGAATTATTACAAGGAATTAACTAAAGTTGTTGAAGAGTATAAAAAGAAATACCAGTATTGTCATATTCAACAACATCCATGGACCATGATTGAGGGTTGGAATCTACAAAAATATAAGCCTAAAGAGGGATATTTTATAAAACATTTTGAAAGAACAGGGGGCGTAACTGTTCATAGACATTTAACCTTTATGACTTATCTCAATGATATTAAAGATGGCGGAGAAACAGAATTTTATTATCAAAAATTAAAAGTAAAACCCGAAACCGGATTAACTTTAATTTGGGGAGCCGATTGGACTTTTACTCATAGAGGAATACCCTCTAAAACAGAAACAAAATATATAGCTACAGGCTGGTATAGTTATAGGGAGAGAAAGTGAAAATTAAATATAAAGTTATGAAGGGGGCTATTTCAACCGAATTGGCGGAATTTCTAACTTCTTATTTTTTCTTAAAGAAAAAAGTTCTTCAAACTTTTCTAAAGTCTAAATATATTTCTCCTTTTAATCAGGAGTGGGGAACCTTTTCTGATTCTGACCACCCTAATACTTATTGTCATTTTGCCGACATGGCCATGGAGACTTTACTAGAGCATCTAAAGCCAAAAATGGAAAAAATAATGGGCCACTCTTTACTATGTACCTATTCTTATGCTCGACTTTATAAGAAAGGGGATGCCCTAGAGCGGCATAAAGATCGATTTAGTTGTGAGATATCCACTACCCTGTATTTAGGTGGTGATCCGTGGTCTATTTATTTAAACCCGAGTCCGAAGGAAGGTGTTACTAAAGGAAATGAATATATTCATTCTGGAGCGAAAGGTGTCAAAGTGGATCTTAAACAGGGAGATATGTTAGTTTATCGAGGCTCGGATTTAGAGCACTGGCGAGAGGAATTTCAAGGAGAAAATTGCTGCCAAGTTTTTCTGCATTATAATAAAGATACTCCTAAGAATAAGAAAAATGAATATGATACTCGTGTCCATTTAGGATTGCCTGAATGGTTTAAAAGAAAAAAATAGATGAAATTTAAGACTTGGTTTCCAACAGTCATTGGAACATCTCATTGCCCTGGATTTGATAAACAAGTGACCGAAACGGGAAAGATGTCCGCATAATTAATATATGACAAACAACAATTTAAAGACTGGTATAAAAAAACATTTAAATATTTTAAATAAAAAAGAGCAATCTTCCATTCTGAAATTAGTGAATAAGAAATTAACTAAAATTCCTAATTGTCCTGGTCTACAAACTTATCCTGATCTTCACCATTGTGAAGAGTTACGACCTCTTATTAAAAATTTAAAAAAGTACATTCCAGAAAATTTTACTATAATAAAATGTTGGGCTAATCATACCGATGGAGGATATATTAATTGGCACAAACATGAGGTAGATTTATCCGTAGTTTATTATTTGAAAAATAAGGAGTCCATAGGAACTATCTTTAACATTAATAACAAAGTGATACACCTCAAAGCCCCCGAAAATTCCCTCATCATTTTTAACAGTGAGCTCCATAGCGTTCCTTCTATAAAAGAAGGAACAGCAAAGATAAATAGATATTCTGTAGCTTTTGAGATTAATAATGTATTATGATCCAAACTCAAGTTGAGCAGCCCATCTTCACTCACCACTGGTAATAGTGTAAAATGCTATGATATACTTTAATCATTATGTCATTACAAAAAGTAGCATTAAAGCCTGGTTTCAATAAACAAGCCACTGCTTCTCAGGCAGAAGGAGAATGGATTGATGGAGATAATGTCCGTTTTCGTTATGGATCTCCTGAAAAAATCGGGGGTTGGAATCAAAAAACCAGTAATACTTTAGTAGGAGCTGGCCGAGCACTAACCACCTGGACAGCTGTAGATGCTACCAAATATGCAGCTATCGGAACTAATAAGATGCTTGCTGTCTATTCAGGAGATGCCTTTTATGATGTGACTCCATTAGCTTCTACTGTAGCTACATGCACAATAACTTCAACTACAGGATCAAGCACTGTAACTATTAATAAAGCTTCACACGGATTAGAAGAAGGGGCTTTACTAATATTCGATAATGTTACTATCCCGGCAGGCTGTAGTTTTACGACTGCCGAATTTACAACTGATACTTTTGAAATTCAAACAGCAAGTGCTAATAGTTTTAATGTAGTAATGACATCCACCGAGACAGGTGGCGGAGCTTCCGCTGGAACTGGAACAGATGTTGAGCCTTATGAAGTCATCGGTCCAATTAATCAAACTTTTCAATACGGATGGGGCACATCAACTTACGGCGCATCTACCTACGGTACGGCTAGAACAAGCTCTCAAATTATTTTAGATCCGGGATCTTGGTCTTTGGATAATTTTGGAGAAAAATTAATTGCCACCATTCATAATGGTAAAACTTTTATTTGGGATCCGAGTCTTGCTAGTCCTTTAACCAGACGAGCAGTTATTGCTTCAGGGAACCCTACTAAATCTGTAATGTCTATTGTATCTGATAGAGATAGACATTTGATTCAATTAGGTACTGAAACAACTATTGGAAGCGACACAACTCAGGATAGAATGTATGTTCGTTTTTCGGATCAAGAAGATGAAACAGACTATGTCCCTACTTCTACTAATACGGCCGGAACAATGTATCTGGATCAAGGCAACAAAATTGTAGGAGCGGTGCAGGGTAAAGACTATATTTTAATTTTAACCGATACGGCAGCGTACATTATGCAATATGTAGGACCACCTTTCACTTTTAGTATAAGACAGGTTGGTTCAGATTGTGGAGCGATTGGCCAACATTCTATTGTATATGCTAATGGAGTAGTGTTTTGGATGGGGGCTACTGGTGGATTTTTTATGTTTGATGGCTCTGTTAAAACCGTTCCTTGCTTGGTAGAAGATTTTGTATTTACGACTCAAGGAAATAATTTAGGAATTAATTACGACACAGGAAGCGAATTAGTCCAAGGAGGACACAATGCTTTATTTAATGAAGTCTCTTGGTTCTATCCTCAAAATTCAGTTGATCAAATAGATCGAATCGTAACTTATAATTATTTAGAACAGGTTTGGACAACAGGAACTTTAGATAGAACCAGTTGGGCGAATGCAGATA